ACTTGGTCAGGAAGTAATGGTAATTACGTTCTAAGTTTGCCGAATGCAACAACAGAGGATTATAGAAGCATTAGATTTATTACTGATGCAACTTTTACAAACAACACTATTCAAGTTCTAGTAACTCCTGGATATTTTGGACAGACTATAAACGGGGCAAGTAATTATGCATTAAACTCAGTATACAAGAGTATATTACTTTGGTCTGATGGCGCAAATTGGAGAGTAATCCAAGAAACATCATAATAAATGGATATAAGAAAAATAGCCGTTGGCCCTGATTACAAGTCAGGGGCAATGCACTATATATCAGGTCAAGAAGTTTTAGGGAATACATCAGTTATTCATCTTATAAAACATAATGAATCATCGGATTCTTTTGAGATTTGGATTAAATCAAAAGATAAACACGAAGTTATTTTATCGAAAAGGTTTATCAATATGCCTGTATCTATAGAGTTCAATGTTAATTTTTAATTTATGAAATCACCGTTTTTTTTTATAGTGACTCCTTCTAAAGGGAGACGCTACAATAACACCAAGGATATTGGTGGAATTGAATTTATAACAAGCACGTCTGAGGAAGACCATAAGTTTTCTAATAGAGAGGCTATAGTTATGGAAGTCCCTTTGGGATATGACGGCCCAATAAAGAAAGGCTACAAACTTCTTGTACACCATAACGTATTTAAATTTTACAACGACATTAAGGGTGCTAGAAAAAGTGGTAGAAGTTTTTTTAAAGACAACTTGTTTTTTATAGAGCCTGACCAATTTTTTTTATATCACGATGGTAAAAAATGGAATACATATGACAGGTATTGTTTTATTAAACCTATACCAAAAGAAGAGTCGTATCTTTACAAGAATACTAAAGAAGAGCCCTTAGTTGGATTGGTTAAGTTTCCAAATAATTATTTAATAAGCAAGGGAGTTAATAAAGGAGACAAGGTTTGTTTTCAACCTGATAGCGAATATGAGTTTGAGGTTGATGGCGAAAAGTTATACCGTATGTATGACCATCAAATAACTATGATACTATGATAAAAGATTGGCAAGATATTCTATACGATGAAATAAAAGATAAAAATATTAAAGATGACATCAAAAGAAACAAAGCTAAAGATAATAAGGGCAGGTCACAAAGCGGTGGAGCAATTAATAAAGGTAGCTGAAGAGAAAATTATTAAACACGACCCCGAAGACGCTTTGTCTGCGGATAGATTAAAAAATGCAGCCGCTACTAAGAAGTTGGCAATATTTGATGCATTTGAAATTCTAAATAGAATAGAAGCAGAACAAAAAGAAATAGAAGTTTCTGAAAAAGGGGCAAGTAAAACTGATACCAAACAAGGATTTGCAGAACGAAGGTCAAGAGGATAACTTATATATCATAATAAAAGACTTTATTCCGAAGTCTGTGCTTACCAATAAAAACAAAGGTAAGTCGTGGGAGTATGGATATAATCTAAAATATAACTTTGTTGTCATATCAAAAGATGGTACTCTTGGAGACGTAGTAAGTATAAGTGGATTGGTAATTGGACTGCCTGCTACTCCAAAGTCTTGTTGGTCAGGGTCTAAGAAAAAACAAGAGCAGTATTGGGAAAGGCAGGAGTTACCTAAAGAGCTATCTAAGATTAAATCTATATTTCAATGGAATGATTTGCCATCAGACTTTAAGGATAGGCACGTTGATTACATTGAGCAGGAATTTGATTACAGAGAGAGTGGGATGTTTTTTAAAAATAATGGCATATCTTCTTATGTAACAGGCTCTCATTATATGTATATTCAATGGACATCAATAGATGTAGGGTATCCTGACTTTAGGGGAGCAAACAGAATTTTTTGGATTTATTGGGAAGCTTGTAGGGCTGACAAAAGAAGTTTTGGAATGGACTATTTAAAGATAAGGCGTTCAGGTTTTTCTTTTATGGGTTCTTCTGAGTGTATAAACGTAGGTACTTTAGCAAGAGACGCAAGGGTTGGTATACTATCTAAGACAGGTAGTGACTCTAAAAAAATGTTTACAGATAAGGTTGTTCCTATAAATAGTAGGCTTCCTTTTTTCTTTAAACCTATTATGGATGGTATGGATAAGCCAAAGACTGAGTTGGCGTTTAGAGTACCTGCATCAAAGATTACCAAGAAAAATATGTTCACCGTTCTTAATGATGATATGGAAGGTCTTGACACGACAATAGATTGGAAGAATACGGATGACAACTCTTATGATGGTGAAAAACTATTGCTATTAGTACACGATGAGAGTGGAAAGTGGATTAAGCCTAACAATATATTAAACAATTGGCGAGTTACAAAAACTTGTTTACGTTTGGGTAGTAAGATTATAGGTAAGTGTATGATGGGTTCAACCTCAAATGCATTAAGCAAGGGTGGTGGTAACTTTAAGAAGTTATATGAGGACTCAGATATTACTAGCCGTAACAGAAACGGTCAAACCAAAAGCGGTATGTATTCACTTTTTATTCCTATGGAATGGAATATGGAGGGATTCATTGATAGGTTTGGGTTTCCTGTATTACATAATCCTGACAAACCTGTATTAGGTATTGACAATGAGATGATTACTCAAGGAGCAATTGACTATTGGCAGGCAGAAGTGGACTCTTTAAAAGATGATGCGGATGCATTAAATGAATTTTATAGACAGTTTCCTAGAACAGAGTCTCACGCTTTTAGAGATGAAAGTAAGCAGTCATTGTTTAACCTAACAAAGATATACCAACAAATTGATTATAACGACACTTTAATAACAGAGCATCACGTTACTCGTGGCTCGTTTGCTTGGAAGGATGGAATAAAAGACACCAAGGTTGTTTGGAGTCCTAATAAAAGCGGGAGATTCCTTGTAAGTTGGACTCCTAGTGGAACTTTACAAAATAGGGTAGAGACTAGACACGGAAAAAAATGCCCCGGTAACGAACACATTGGAGCTTTCGGTTGTGACAGTTATGACATATCAGGAGTAGTTGGAGGCGGTGGTTCTAATGGAGCACTACACGGACTTACTAAGTTTAGTATGGAAGACGCACCTAGTAATGAATTTTTTTTAGAGTATATAGCAAGACCTCAAACAGCAGAGATATTCTTTGAAGATGTTTTAATGGCTTGTGTATTTTATGGTATGCCTATACTTTGTGAAAATAATAAGCCAAGGCTTTTGTATCACTTTAAAAATAGAGGTTATAGGGGGTATAGTATGAATAGGCCTGATAAGGTTATTAATAAACTTTCTAAGACAGAAAAAGAGCTAGGAGGCATACCTAACTCAAGTGAAGATATAAAGCAGGCACACGCATCGGCTATAGAGTCACACATTGAAAAGTATATAGGGTTTGGTTCAGATGTTGGTAACAGAAATGAAGACGATATAGGCTCAATGCCTTTTAGCAGAACGCTAGATGATTGGGCTAAGTTTGATATTAGCAATAGAACTAAGTTTGATGCTAGTATATCTTCAGGGTTAGCAATAATGGCCTGTCAAAAACACCTATATCAACCTACTAAAAAAGAGTCAAAAATAATCCTTAACTTTGCGAGATATAATAATAAGGGAACAATAAGCGAATATATTCAATGAGAGATGTTAATGTAAACATAACATCGACAGGTTTTCCAAGTCAATTTGTATCTGATTCTGAGAAGAAGACTGATGAGTTTGGCTTACAAGTCGGTCAGGCTATTCAGTACGAATGGTTTAAGAAAGACGGAACTCAATGTAGATTCTATGACCAATGGAGAACCTTCCATAGGCTTAGACTTTACGCAAGGGGAGAGCAATCTGTTGGTAAATATAAAAACGAATTAGCAATAGATGGGGACTTAAGTTATCTTAACCCAGATTGGACACCGGTTCCTATACTCCCTAAGTTCGTAGATATCGTAGTTAATGGGATGTCTGACAGATTATTTAAGGTTAAAGCTTTTGCACAGGACGCAATGTCTCAGCAAAAAAGGAGTAAGTATCAAGACCTTATTGAAGGACAGATGGTTGCTAAACCTATTTTAGAGACAATTCAAAAGAAAACAGGAGCAAATCCCTTTGTTACTTCACCCGAAGAGCTACCTGAATCAGATGAGGAATTGGCTTTATATATGCAATTAAACTATAAGCCTGCAATTGAAATTGCAGAGGAGCAGGCTATAAATACTATTTTTGAAGATAATCATTACTCAGATATTAGAAAAAGATTTGACTATGACCAAACGGTTATAGGTATCTCTGTAGGTAAGCACGAGTTTCTTCCCGGTTCAGGGGTTGAGATTAGTTATGTAGACCCTGCAAATGTAGTATACAGTTATACTGAAGACCCACACTTTAAAGATTGTTTTTATTGGGGAGAGGTTAAAACAGTTCCTATTACAGATTTAATGAAGATTGACCAATCTTTGACTAAAGAGGATTTAGAAATAATTTCTAAAAGCTCACAGGGTTGGATGGATTATTACAATACGGCACAGTATTATGATAATGATATATTTTATAGAGACACTTGTACCTTAATGTACTTTAACTACAAGACAACAAATACATTTACTTATAAGAAAAAAATAAATGATTCCGGTGCAATAAAAATGGTTCAAAAAGATGACACATTTAATCCACCCGAAGAGATGCTTGACGAAGGTAACTTTGAAAAGGTATCTAAAACAATTGACGTATGGTATGAGGGTATAATGGTTATGGGTACAAACATCTTGTTAAAGTGGGAGATGGCTGAGAATATGGTTAGACCTAAGTCAGCGTCTCAACACGCTATACCAAATTATGTAGCGGTAGCACCTCGTATGTACAAGGGTGTTATTGAGTCTTTGGTTAGAAGGATGATACCATTCGCTGACCTTATTCAGATTACTCATTTAAAACTTCAGCAGGTTATATCTAAGGTTGTACCTGACGGTGTGTTTATTGATGCCGATGGATTAAATGAAGTAGACTTAGGGACAGGCAACGCTTATAATCCTGCAGATGCTTTACGATTATACTTCCAAACAGGTAGTGTTGTTGGTAGGAGCTACACGCAAGATGGTGACTATAATCAAGGTAAAGTTCCTATAACACAACTTACAAGTAGTTCGGGAGCGTCTAAGACACAGATGCTTATAGGTAACTATAATCACTACTTAGGAATGATTCGCTCTGTAACAGGCTTAAATGAAGCTAGAGACGGAAGTTCTCCTGACCCTAACGCTTTGGTTGGTGTTCAGAAGTTAGCAGCATTAAATTCAAACACAGCTACAAGGCATATACTTGAAGGAAGTTTATATATGTACAGAGCATTTGCTCAGGCATTAACTTATAGGGTATCTGATATTTTAGAGTATGCTGATTTTAAAGATGAGTTTATAAACCAAATTGGAAAATATAATGTAAGTATCTTAGGAGAGATATCTGACCTATATATTTATGACTTTGGTATATTTATAGAGGTTGCACCTGACGAGGAACAGAAAGCTATGTTAGAGCAAAACATTCAAGTGGCTTTATCTAAAGGAGGTATAGACCTAGAAGATGCTATTGATATAAGAGAGCTTAGAAACATTAAGACCGCAAACCAACTTTTAAAATTAAAAAGAAAGTCAAAGCAAGAGCGTGAGGATAAATTAGTAGCAGAGCAACAGGCAATGCAGGCTCAACAAGCAATGCAACAGCAACAGGCTCAAGCTCAAATTCAAGCTCAAGGTATTCAAATGCAACTTGACCAAAAACTGCAAATTATTCAAGCAGAAAATCAAGCAGCAATGCAAAGAATGCAAGGTGAAGCTCAATTAAAAGCAGGTCTTATGGACAGGGAGTTTCAAATAAATATGCAACTTAGAGGAGCTGAAGAGACACAACTAGGAGCAAGAGAGCAAAAAAGAGAAGACGCTAAGTCTGAAAGAATTAGTCAACAAAATAGTGAGCAAAGTAAGTTGATAAATCAAAGAAAAAATAACCTACCTCCAATGACATTTGAATCTAACGAGGATAGTATGGATGGGTTTAATTTTTCTGAATTCAATCCAAGGTAAATTATAAATTAAATCTAAATTAAATATGGAGTACACAAATGTAAAAATTGTTTCTGACGCTGAAGAGAAGTCGGTACAACAAGTTGAAGGGGAGTTGCTTAATAAACACGAACAGAAACTTGACGATACACAACCTAGTGATATAGAATCTGTTGAAAAACAGACTATTGAGTCAGAGTCTGTTGATAGTAGTTTGAAAGAAGAAGAAGTTCTTTCCTTTATGAGAAACAGGTACGGCAATGAGATTAATTCTCTTGACGACTTAACTCAAGCACGAGAAGAAAATAGTGAGCTACCTGAAGACGTAGCCGCTTATTATAAGTATAAAAAAGAGACAGGAAGAGGTATAAAAGACTTTGTTAAGTTAAACGAAGACTTTGATGCGAAAGACCCTGATAAATTATTAAGAGAATATTTAACCGCTACTGAGAAGGGGCTAGACGAAGAGGATATTGATTCAATGATGGAAGACTACTTCTATGATGAAGACCTCGATGAACAGTCTGACATTAGAAAGGTTAAACTTTTAAAAAAGAAAACTATTGCTAAGGCCAAAGATTATTTTGAATCTGAAAAAGAAAAATACGGAACATCCCTTGAGTCAAGTGGGTTATCCTTTTCTTCGGATGAACAAGAAGAGTTGAAGGATTATAAGCGGTATGTTAGTGAGGCTAAGACTAAGGACGAAGAAATATTGCGTAAAGCCGATTGGTATAAGCAAAAGACTTCAGAAGTTTTCGGAGGTGAGTTCAAAGGTTTTGAGTTTACTGTTGATGGAGACAAAAAAGTTAATTTCAAGCCGGGGGAAACAAGTGAGTTGTTAAATAA